AATGGTTCTGCAACTGCTTACAACACATCATCTGACTACAGACTAAAAGAAGATTTAAAAGACTTTGCAGGATTAGATATGGTTTCTAAAATACCTGTTTATGACTTTAAATGGAAAACAGACGAAAGCAGAAGTTATGGAGTTATGGCTCACGAACTTCAAGAGGTTTTACCTGATGCAGTAACAGGGGAAAAAGATGCAGAAGAAATGCAGTCTGTTGATTATTCTAAAATAGTTCCTTTATTAGTTAAGTCAATACAAGAGCTAACAGCTAAAGTTGAGATGCTAGAAAAGAATTGTAATTGTAAAAATTAGTATATTTGTATTTATAACTTAAAAAATATAATAAAATGTCAAAAATTAAAGAATCAGAATTAAAAGGTTTACAAGAGCAAGAGCAAAAAAAGGGAGCGATCCTACATGATCTTGGATTACTACAAACTCAAATCCACAGCTTAAATCACATGTACGCAGAGCTAATGGTTGAGCAAGACAAATCTAAAAAGGAACTAGAGGAGGCTTATGGTAAAGTCAACATAGATCTAAAGGACGGTTCATACGAATTAATACCAGAAAAAGATGAAGAGAATAAGTAAACATATTTCTTACAAGGAAGCGACAGAATCACATTACGCAAAGTCGTATGGTATATCTAATAAACCAAAAGCCGAACATATTAAAAACATGGAACTGGTAGCTGAGAAGGTCTTTGAGCCTCTTAGAGAATGGGTGGACGCTCCGATTAAAGTAAATAGTATGTTTAGGTCTCTAAAATTAAATACGGGCATAGGAGGCTCTAAAACGTCGAGCCATATGACTGGAAACGCAATAGATATTACATCTATGGGCGGCAAAACAAATCTTGAGATGTTTCATTACATAAAAGACAACTTAGATTTTGACCAGTTAATTTGGGAATACGGATCAGAGCCTCGATGGCTTCATATTTCTTATGAAAGCGAAAAGACTAACAGAAAACAAGTATTAAAAATTATAAGAAAAGGCATTTATTACACTTATGCTGATTGTGATAACTGCTAAACAGAACTCATGCCAATACCTAACAAAAAAACAGGAGAGAAACAAAGTGATTTTATGATAAGGTGTGTACCTCAAGTTATGAGATACCATAATAAGTCTCAGGCAATCGCTATTTGTTACCGAACTTTTGAAGGTAAAATGATAAACCTTGAAACATATAACGACTATCCTAAAAGCGTCTCTAATAACGCCAAAAAGGTTTTACGGTGGAGAGATAAGTATAAGGACGATGTCAAAGGTATGACTCAAATAGGATGGACAAGAGCTAATCAGTTAGCTAAAAGAGAAAACATAAGTCGTGAGACGATCGCCAGAATGTCGGCATTTAAAAGACATCAAAAAAACGCAGAGGTAAGTCCAGAGTTTGAAGACACCCCTTGGAAAGACGCAGGTTATGTAGCTTGGCTAGGATGGGGCGGTACTACTGGCATAAATTGGGCTTCTAAAAAGCTTGTACAAATAGATAACAAATGAAACAAGACTATAATACAATATTGATTAATGCAGGAACTTTCGGAATATCCTTGACAAATATAGATGTCGTTTTAAAAATCCTTTTAGTAAGTGTTACTATTGGTTACACAATACAGAAATGGTATTTGCTTAATAAAAACAAAAAGAAATGAAGCCTAAAAAGAAGTTTTCAGAAACTAAAGTAGGCAGCTTCTTAATAAAGGTTGCTCCACATATCTTTGACATAACCTCTGCTATAAGCCCAACGTCTACTGTTTTAAAGCTCATTAAAGGGTTAATAGTAAAAGACGAAGTACTCAGCCCTAAAGACAAAGAAACCGCTTTAGAGCTTCTTAAAATGGATATTATAGAGACTCAGGAGATTAGTAAGAGATGGGATTCGGACATGAAATCAGATAGTTGGTTATCAAAGAATGTTAGACCACTTACCTTAGTCTTTTTTTCAGTATCTTATATTATAGGATGGTTTTTAGAATACCCTTTGGATAGTATTACAGGACTTCTGTCTTTAATAGTAGCAGCTTACTTCGGCAGTAGAGGGTTTGAGAAACTAAAAGCGATCGGCAAATAAGGGCTTCATAAAGTACCGACTATATTACTTTTATCTATATATATTTAAAAGAATTTTTCTAAGAATTTTATAAAAAGATTAAATTTATTACTTTTTTTTAGAATATCCTAATTTATTGTTGTACATTTATATGTTTACCTATAAAGAAACATGGCGAAAGCAATATCTAGAAGTAAGTTAGTAAAGCAATTAGACTCAGTATTTAGCCAGTATATAAGACAGAAGGATTCTGTTAACGAAATTACCACATGCTTTACTTGCGGTAAAAAAGATCATTGGAAAAAACTACAGAACGGACACTTTCAAAGTCGTAGACATTATTCAACAAGATGGGATGAGATTAATTGCCAAGTACAATGTGCGGGGTGTAATGTATTTAAGTATGGAGAGCAGTTTTTGTTCGGTCAGAACTTAGATATAAAATACGGTGCGGGTACATCTAGACGCTTACATATTAAAGCTCAAGGAATTATCAAAATAAATAATGCAGAAATCAAAGAAATGATAAATCACTACAAAAATTTTGTGGATTAAATATAATTACATATATTTGATCGTTCTGTTTATTAAAAAAGAGAGAGGTGGATTCTAAATTTACCTTTTTTTTTCGTCTTATATTTTTTTTATTAAACTTTTTATACTATATTTACATAACAATAATAAATAGAACACATGAAAAACACTACAATTTTTGAAAACTGGTCTACTCCAGATTTATTCGATCATCTTTATTTTTTAGAAGAGAAGGTTTGGACTACAAAAACACATTATGAAATCCATTCTATTAAAAAGACTTTAAAGGATAGAAAAAACTTTGAAGATAAATTAGAATTATACAAAGACTTTATATAACCTTTTAATAAACAGACATGAAACACGAAACAGAATTAGATCAAGTAAAATCCGAGATTATTACACTCGAAATCCAACTAGCTCATGCGGCACTACATAAAGACGCATTCTCACAAATCGATCTTTACAAAAGACTACTAGAAAAAAAATCATATAAAAACACATTAGAATGGATGTAAAAATTAACGCTTCTATTGAAGTACTACAAGAGATCATAGTCTATAATCAATTTAGGATTGAAGCACTTAAAAAGGAAATTACTAAATTAAAAACCCAATTAAAACAGAACAAAAATGGATAACACAGAGAGATTAAAAGAGTTGTACAAAAAGTACAATCTAAATAGAGAGATCGATATTTTCAAGCATAAAACGCTAGGCTACATTATTCTTACTAGGCAAGGGATTGAAAAAATTCAAGCATTAGAAAAAATTTACATTACTTATGACGTAATTAAATGCGAGACTAATTTTTCAGTTATGAAAGCGAAAGCAAGTAAAGGAGAAGCCAAAGTAGAAACATTCGGAAGTGCCTTAAAAGGAACGAATTACAAAGACGGAAACCATAATAGTTGGTACGTCGCAGAAATGGCAGAAAAACGAGCTATGTCCAGAGCAGTCTTAAAACTTACAGGGTTCTATGAGCTAGGAGTTTTCGGAGAGGATGAGGCAGAAGATTTTAAGAAACCAATAACAATTAAAAACAACTAAACATGGGAGCAATTATTAACGCAAGTATTGACATGAAAGCAATACCTAATCACAAATTTCAAGCAGAAAAAAACGGCAAGGTATTTTACAATTTCACAATTATTATTAATGACGAAACAAGATTTAAAAACAACGTCTGGATTACAGACAGTCAAACGCAGGAAGAGCGAGAGGCTAAGAAGCCTAGAATTACACTAGGAAACGGATCAGTAATTTTCATTAATGATGGAAATGGTGGCAAAGCAGTTAAAGAAGGTATGATACAATTAGTAGTTAAAGAAGAGGTAATAGAACAAAAGACAGATTCTCAGACAATTCACATAGGAGATGACGGTTTACCGTTTTAGAACACTTACTTAATATTAATTTAAGGGGTATGGGTTGTTATTCATACCCTTTTTTATATCTACTAATTAAAATGACTGAGAGAGAAACAGAACACGAGTTATTAATGCAGATTATTCAAGAGGATTGTCACGTTAATACAAAAGAAAAAATAGAATACCCGCCAGTAGCTTTATCATACGGCAAAAAAATAATACAAAACTCAGAAGGTAACATAGAGGTTGCAGTACCGCTCGGAACATACGGCAATTTATCGGTCGTAACCGCTCCACCAAAGACCAAAAAAACCTTTTTTATATCCTTATTAGCTTCAGTCTATTTGAGCGGATCTAATACCTACGGCGGCGATATTAAAGGTCATAGGGATCAAGGGCATTTAATACACTTCGACACCGAGCAAGGTTTGTGGCATTGTCAAAAGGTCTTTAAAAGACTACACGATATGGATTTTAATATCGATATGAAAAAATATCATACCTTTGGATTACGAGCGATAGCCCATAAGCGACGCATAGAGTTCATCGAGTACTTCTTAGCTAAGAACGTAGATAAGCCATCTCTCGTTATAATAGACGGTATTGCCGATCTAGTAAGTGACGTAAATAATTTAGAAGAGTCGAACGCAGTAGTTCAGAAATTAATGGAGTGGTCAGCAAATTATAATTGCCATATCATTAATGTCATACATCAAAACTTCGGATCTACCAAATTAGGTACTGGTCATCTAGGGAGTTTTCTAGAAAAAAAGGCTGAGACGGTTATCCAACTAGAGGCAAATACCGTAAACAAGGACTGGGTTACAGTTCTATGCGGCAGAAGCAGGGGTTATCCTTTCGAAACTTTCAGCTTTCAAGTCAACAGCATAGGATTACCCGTAATAGTTGGAGACATATACGATCCTTTAAAAAGACATGACTAGAGAAACATTAATTTTGATCGCAAAAAAGCATCACACATGGATTGAAATAGTACAGACCTTCGGATGTACAAAAAGAATAGCAGAAGATATTACCCAAGAGATGTATATTAAAATACAACTACAACTCGAAAAGGGTAAGCTAGACATCATATATAATGACGAAGGAGAGATCAACTACTATTACATTTTTAAGACTCTAAAGACGTTATTTATTGACTTAAAGCGTAAAGGAAAGAATGTACAAGTTATCTGCTTAGAAGACCATCTAGAAGAGAATGGCGATCTTAATTACTTATATAATGATGTCAATTATATTGAGACATATCAAAAAGTAACAGACGAGCTTAAAAAAATGCACTGGTACGATCGAAGAGTCTTTGAGATCATAAACGGCGGCGAAAAAATAGCAGAGTTTTCTAGGAAATCAAACATCAATTACTATGCTTTATATTTTACATATAAAAAAGTAAAGGATAAACTAAAAAAGATCCTATGACAAACACATTTAAAAGAGATCTAGAAGCAGGTAAAATTTACGAGTCTTATGTACTAGATAAAATCAAAAGAAAATATCCAAAGGCTTACATGATCGACGGTTATTGCAAGGAATGGGACATATTCGTTCCTGAATTAAATTACGGCGTTGAGGTTAAGTCTGATCAGAAGAGCTTATACACTAATAATATAGTTATCGAAGTCGAATTCAATAACAAACCCTCAGCATTAAGCACATCTAAAGCTAAGTGGTGGGTAATATATGACGGCAATATATATAACTGGTTTCTAGTAAATAACATTAAGAAATGCATACTACAGAACAAACTAAAATATGCAATATTTACTGGCAAAGGAGACACAAAATCTAAAAAGGCATATCTAATAAAAAAGGAATTATTGTATAAATATAAAACACTATGAAACTAGGAGACGCAATTTATTACATAACAAAATACACAGGCATTAAATATATCGTTGATAAATACCATGAGGCAAAAGGCACAGATTGCCAATGCGGTAAAAGACGAAATAAGCTAAACAATTTAAAAATTAAAAGATGGTAAAATTTGAAAAAAATGATCATAAAAACTGGAAACAATTTAGAATGGGTAAAAACGATGTCATTAGTGCAACCGAATTTGACTTGGTATGCGACTTACACTCAAGATATTACAAGCATACGTTTTATAAACCCTGCACATGCAACCCTAAATTGATTAATAGATGGATTAAGGACATAAATATTGTATGGGATAATAGTAAATAGTTATTGAATTTTTTGTATCGTAACCTTTTTTGTTATATATTAGCGTATAATTTAAAAACAGAACAATGACAAAATTATTTCAAAACGATCAATCAGGAATTATGATAAACGTAGAATTATCTAAGAATTTACTGGAAATTAGATTACTAGAATGGATGAGGGAAAAGCACTCAGATGTTTTTTATAATGACTTAGAAATGCACGAGGGCGGTAAAGTAACTGTTATGTGCCTTAAAGGAACAGACGGCAACGAATATACTGAGCTACAGTTTTCAGGAGATAACGGTATCATGATTTTCGAGGAGTGCTTAGTAGAAGCTATATAATGACTGCAAAAGAATTAATGTATATCAAAAATACCATTCAAGAAATGAGTGATATAGATCCGCAGATTACTGACGTAATAATTAACTATCAAATAAAAAAAACAGATAGGGAAAAAAACTTTTTAAAAATAAACATAACACTAAAAGGATGAGTTCAACAGAAACACTACAACAAAGAATTACAGAGTTAGAAGGCGATTTGCTAGAAGCTAGAGCAGAGAAAAAACACACATACATACACGAGACGCATCATTTAGAATGCAGCGACGGAGAGATGCACTTTGGATACGGAGACTCAGACGATTCAAATTGGCTAGTATATAATACAGATCAGCTATTTAAAGATCTACCATTTATTATAAATCAAGTGGTAAAGGAAAACGCCAAAATGCAGGAGTGGTATTTAGACAAAATAAAAGACGAATTAAAAGAGCTAGATCCTGAAGACAAAACAGAAACAAAAGAGATACCATTATTTGAAGGCACTCTAGATAAACTAAACGACTTATGAGACTATATCACTTATCCAATTGTTGTATTCACAACATAGAAAAATATCCAGAAATTAGAAAACTAATACTAGAAATTTATACTATAACAAAAGGTTCTATTGAAATGGGATCAAACGAAAATGAATTATGCCAAGTTGCTTATAAAGGAATAAGGAAATTAATTAAAAACATATGATTTTACTAGTAGACGCCGACAGTCTAGTATATGCTAGTTGTTGTAAGAAAAGAGAGACACCAGAAGATGATTACCATCAAACAGATATATCGGAAGCTCGTAACAAATTCGACGAACAGTTTATGAGTATAGTAAACTCCCTAGAAGAGATGTACACGATCGAGAAGGTTATAACATTTAACGGCTCTAGAGGCAACTTCAGAAAGTTTATAGGGAATCAATATAAAGAAAACAGAACGTACGAGAAACCGCCTCTATTGTTCGAAATGCATGACTATGTTAAGACTCAATACGATAGCATAGTTGGGTACGGAGTAGAAACAGACGACATGGTAGCAAGATATTGGAAAAAACTAAGCGAAGAGGATGGTAGATCAAACGTAATGATAGTGAGCATCGATAAAGATTATAAGCAATTTCCTTGCCTATTATATAACTACCATTATAAACATAGAGAGATCTACGATATATCAGAAGATCAAGCCTTATACAATTTCTATGAGCAGATGATCGCAGGGGACGCCGCAGATAACGTCAATTACTTTAAAGGTAAAGGCAAGAGGTTTTGCGAGAAATACTACGCAGAATGCGAGACTGAATATCAATACAGAAAAAAACTATATAAACTATTTAAAGAAAAATACAAAAGCAAAGCAAAAGAGAAATACTCCGAATGCTATAACCTCCTAAAACTTAGGACAAATTAAATAAACATGAAACAACAACAAATTAAATCAACAAAAAATTACAATCTATTTACAAAAATTATTGGAAACAGACTTCTAGACATTAACAATGTCAAAAGAATAAAAGAGTCTGTAGAATTAATCGGGTTACAAACGCCAATGATGGTAAACTATAAGCACGGTGTTATAGACGGTCAACACAGGCTACAGGTCGCCAAAGAATTAGAAATACCAATCTCTTATTATGTTGTATCTAATTTTAAAGAAGAGAATATCCATGACTTACAAATAAGTAAAAAATGGACTGCCTTTGATTTCGCTCTTCGTAATGCTGCAAAAGGAAACAAAGAATGCATAGACGCCTTAGAGGTATGTAACGACTGGTATATTGAATCTAAAAAGAAGTTTAGTAAAACAAACATATTGACATTATTATCGGTCGGTCAAAAAAACAACATTACAAAAACACTACAAAACAATAAATTCACAGCAGATATTTCTACAGCTTGTCGAATCTATAATTGTATTAAAATATTGTCAAATAATAAAAACCCGAAATTCAATTCTTACTCAGCAAATATTAGCAGGATATTAAAAAGTTTAGATTATAATTTCAAAGGCTTAGATTATAAGATAATAGAAAAAATAAACAAAAAACATTACCTAGAACATTATACAAATGCCTCTGATCAAACAAGGTATTTAACTGATTTATATAAAAAATATGCTAAATAATTTAAAACCAATAAATATAGCAGATAAGATCTCTGAGCTTTCAGGGATCGATGTCTTTAAAGATAATCGGGAGCGCAAGGTCGTTGAGGTTCGCTCCCTACTTACTTACTTGTTAAGGGACAAGCTAAAAATGAGATGGAAAAATATAGTTCTGTTTTATGATCAAAACGGTAAGAAAATCAATATGGCAAATGTAATGCATAGCTATAAAAAATATCCTTATTATCAACAGCACAATACAACATTAATAAAATTAGAGAGTCAGTTCCTTTTTGATCCTGATATATCTCACGACGAGATTAACAAGATTAGCTACTTAGAAAAAAAGTGTAAAAGACTTGAGAAAAAATTAATAGAAGAGACATTAAAAAACAAATAAACCATGATTGAGAAAGTTAAGATAAACGAAGTGTTTTCAAATCCTGTAAATCCAAGGACAATAAAACAAGCCGAATTTAAAAAGCTAGTAAAAAGTATTAAAGAATTTCCTGAAATGTTAAACCTAAGACCAATCGTTGTAAACAGCGAGGGTGGTATCATAGGCGGTAATATGAGATACTTGGCTTGTAAAGAGATTGGACTAAAAGAGATCCCTATAATAAGAGCAGAGAACCTCACAGAAGCCCAAATAGAGCAGTTCATTATAAAAGATAACGTAAGCTTTGGAGAGTGGGATTGGGACATCTTAGCTAACGACTGGAAGTCTAGCGAGTTAAACGAATGGGGATTAGGAGTATGGGAAAACAAAGACGAAACTACTGCGTTTGAGCCATCAATGTTTCCTAGTCAATCCGATAAAGAAGTGACTGACGAAGACATCCAAAAGGGCGTTGATCAAATAGGCGGGACATTCCAAAAAGGAACAGAAAGAAAATTCATAGAAACCATGTGCCCAGAATGTGGTCATGAGTTTAATGTAGCACAAGAATAATGAAGGACGGAAAACATTTATTAATAGACGCCTATGGATGCGGTAAAGAGCCTCTATGCGACTCAGCTCTTATCAGAGATATGTTACTAGATATAACTAAATTGATAGGCTTAAAACCGCTCTCTGATCCTTTAATCTATGTAGTAGACGAAACAATGATTGACATCAAAAGCACAGGGATTACTGGAGGCATTATATTTATGGAGTCTCATTTTACTTTCCATGCGTTTCCTGAGTTAAATTATTTTTCTGCCGACATTTATTCTTGTAAAGACTTTCAACATGATTCTGTGATTGAATACATTAACAACTTATTTCTTCCAAAGGATCTAAAGGAAACAGTAATATTAAGAGGGACATCATTATGACAAAAGAAGAGATCCATTTATTCTTGGAATTAGAAACGACATTTATGTTTGCAAAATCAATGGCTAATATTCCGCATAGTTGGATATGCAGAAAATACTATCCAGACGCTAAATTCTTAACCGCCATGAATTTTATTAAGGATAATGGATATGTAGAAAAATTTTACAATAAAGAATACATTTATTATAACATAGGCACATTTAAGTATTGGGTTATGACAGACGATCAAGGCTTTGAAGACTCTACTGCAATAATTAATCGAGCAAAAATATAAATTATGAAAACAATTAAAATAGGTAAGCATACTGTCTCAAATGAAGATGTGCAAAATGTAGATTTTAATAAATTATTAAACGGCGAAAAAGCTCATATACTTTATACTGATCCACCTTGGGGCGATGGCAATATGAAATATTGGTGTACGTTAAACAAACGTCATACGGGGCAGGAAAACGAGCCTATGACATATAAGAAGCTAATAGGTATAATTAAAGAAATGATTGTTAATCATGTAGACGGCTATGTATTTCTAGAAACAGGTAATAAATGGCTAGACGAAACGATCAAAGATCTAGAGGGCGTATTGTTTAATCAAGAGGTGTATCAACTAACATATAAGTCAGGAAGTAAGGTGCTGCCTAATCCAGTAATTGTAGCAACCACAAACCCTAATATTACATTACCTGATTTAAAGGATCTAGAAGGGGCATTAGATGAGAATAGTTTAAAGATAGCTATTCCATTACTTGCTAAAGAGGGGGCTATCCTATTAGATCCTACTTGCGGGATGGGCAACTCGGCTCGTGGTGCAATTAAAAACAAGATGAGGTTTGTAGGAAATGAGTTTAATTCTAAAAGATTAGAGAAAACAATAAATTCGCTAAAAAAGGATGAAAATATACAGTAAGAATAACGTATTAGTTGAGGCAGAAAAAAGAATACATAGACTGTTTGACGATTTTGAGAATGTAGTCGTGGGATTTTCAGGCGGTAAGGATAGCACCGTATGCCTTAACCTTACTTTAAAAATAGCAGAGGAGCGAAACCGTTTACCTCTCAAGGTTTTATGGGTTGACCAAGAAGCTGAATGGCAAGGTACTGCCGACTATTGCGAATCAGTATTTAAGGACAAAAGGATCGAGCCTATGTGGTTTCAAATGCCAATGAAGTGGTACAATAATGTATCGTCTCATAGTAAATACATTTATATATGGCAAGAGGGCGTAAAACATATGCGTACAAAATCAGATATATCAATAAAAGAAAACAAGTATTTAGAGTTTGGATTTCACGAGTTATTTAAAGAAATCTTTGATGTTCATTTCCCTAATAAAAAATCATGTTATATCTCAGGAGTTAGAACAGAGGAAAGCCCTAAAAGAATGATGAGCCTTACAAGCTCTTTGACTTATGAAGACATTACTTGGGGCAAGAAGCTAAACGAAAAACTAGGACATTATACATTTTACCCTATTTATGACTGGAGCTATTCGGACGTATGGAAATATATACTTGACAACAATATTGTTTACAATAGAATATACGATGCTCTATTTACTCATGGAGTAAGTGTAAGCGATATGCGGATCTCTAACCTGCATCACGAAACCGCAATACAAAATCTGTTATTAATACAGGAGATCGAACCCGATACATGGAATAAGATCGCTGAAAGGATAGAAGGGACTAATGCAATCAAACATCTTAAAAGCGATGCCTTTAGATGCCCAACTAATTTACCCTATATGTTTACCTCATGGAAGGAGTATGCATTATACCTAGCAGATAATCTTACTAATGATGAGCAGTTTATTACTAAGCTAAATAAGCATATAGATAAAAACAAAAAATACATGGTATCAAATAAGGTTTATGTGGATTTCTTTAAAACAATAGTAAAAACAGTATTGTCGCAAGACTTTGACTTTACTAAGCTTGGCAACTTTTTAACGTCTCAGCATTTTAACACAGTAAAGAAGTTTGTAAACGGAAAGCTAAACAGCAAAAACATTGAGATTAACAGAAAGTATGATAAATACGTCAAAGGATTAATATGAAAACAACACTAAAGAATTTGCTCATAAAAGAGTTAAGAACAGAAAACAACATAAACCTAATTGAAGAGGTTAAAGAATTGCTGCATAATTTGTCGCCATTAAAAGAGCAGCCAGTAAACAGAATAAGATGGGTATTAATAGACGAGGTGTCGCCAAACGACTACAACCCTAATTCAGTAGCTAAAAAAGAAATGGGACTCTTATATACGTCTATTAAGCATGATGGATATACTCAGCCGATCGTAACCATACAAGACAAAGAATCAGGAAAGTATGTAATCATAGACGGATTTCATAGATACTATACTGCTAAGACTAATGCCGACATCCTAGAACGTAATAAAGGCTATCTGCCGATCGTAGTATTGGAAAAGGATATAAACGACCGAATGGCAAGTACGGTTCGCCATAATAGAGCAAGAGGTATGCACTCAATAGCGGGGATGTCAAGCATGGTATTTACTATGTTAGAAAATGGGTGGAGCGATAAAGAGATATGCAACGAATTAGGTATGGGAGTTGAAGAGCTAGTCAAGCTAAAACACATTACAGGATTCTCTAAACTATTCGCTGACGCAGAATACAATAAGGCTTGGGAATCAGCTAATCAAATAAGACTTAAATTAAAACATAAACAAGATGAAAAAACAAAGACAGTTTAGATCGAGGCAAGGAAGGTCAGACAAACAATATACATCGACTATGAAAGCTATGACTTATGGTTGTATAACTTTAATAGCATTAACTTTAATCATAATACTAACACAAATATAATGACATATAGCATCACGCTAATTTGCGCAGCATTATTACTATTAATATTAATAAAAGGAGAAACTAAAAAATAAAACAATGGACGAAAGTAGACACATAAAAAAGGAGAGCTTACTGAAATCGCTTGAGCAGAGTTTAGGCGTTGTAACCGTAGCATGTAGGGAGGCTGACATTCCTAGAAGCACATACTATAAATGGCTAAAAGAAGATGAGGTCTTTGCCGCTGAGGTTTCCGATATTGAAAACGTAGCTTTAGACTTCGCAGAGAGTAAGCTCCATAAACAAATATCAGACAATAACACCTCAGCAACTATCTTTTACTTAAAGACTAAGGGCAAGAACAGAGGTTATGTAGAACGTCAAGAAATTACAGGTGTTGAAAGAATGCCGACTAACTTTCAAATTGAGATAATTGGATCAACTAAAGATAAAGACTAACATTGTTTATGATCACTTATTGGTTTCAGATAAGAAGATTATTGTAGAACAAGGCGGAACAAGGTCTGGCAAAACCTATAATATAATACTGTGGATCATATTCGAGTATTGTACTAATAATAATAATAAGGTCATAACCGTATGCCGTAAGTCATTCCCTAGCTTACGTGCGACCGTTCTAAGAGACTTTATGAGCATACTAGAAGGTCATAACCTTTACAGCGAGAAGTTCCATAATAAGTCTAATTCTGAGTATTATCTGTTTGGTAATCTTGTGGAGTTCATTTCGCTTGATCAACCGCAAAAGATTAGAGGACGTAAAAGGGATCTGCTTTTTATTAATGAAGCCAACGAGTTATACTTTGAAGACTGGCAGCAGCTAATATTTAGAACTCAGGAAAGGATTGTAATTGACTTTAATCCATCAGACGAATATCATTGGATCTATGACAAGGTATTGCCTAGAGAGGACTGCGACTTTTTTAAAACAACGTACTTAGATAATCCATTTGTTGAAGATTCCATTAAAAAAGAGATCGAGCTACTTAGAGATACAGACGAACAGTATTGGCAGATATACGGCTTAGGCGAAAGAGCTGCAAGTCGGAGTACTGTATTTCGATATGCTGAGGTTACTCATATACCTGAAGACGCAGAGCTTGTCGCATACGGAATGGATTTTGGCTACACGAACGATCCTAGTACGCTTGTTTCAGTATATACTAAAGACATAAACCTTTATGTAAAAGAGCACTTATATCGAACCGCTATGACGACTACTGACATACATAAGTTCTTGCTAAGTGAAGAGCTAAGCAGTAAACCTATATACGCAGATAGCGCAGAGCCTAGACTGATCAGCGAGTTAAGACGTATGGGGCATAATATATTTCCAAGTCTAAAAGGTAAAGACTCGATTAATGCAGGAATAGATTTACTGAAGAGGTACAAGATTAACATACTAGCCTCATCGTCTAATGCCATATCGGAGTTTAGAAACTATAAGTGGCGTGAAGATAAAACTGGTGCATTACTTAATACACCTATTGACGATCACAATCATATAATCGATCCATGCCGCTATGCAACTTACTCTATATTATCCAAGCCTAGATTCGGCTCATATACAATACATTAAAAAATAGTTATGAAATTTCTTGTATTATAACTTTATTAGTGTTATCTTTGAATATCAATAATAAATAAATAGAACAAATGAAATTAGGTTTAATCAAATTAGAAAACGAGAAAATAGTAGGAGTACAATATCTAGAGTCTAAATTCGATAGAGAGCTAGGCGATACCCTAAATATCGACGGAGTTAAATGGAGGGTAGGAATTATTGGAGACACTAGAAACGACATTATAATCGCTTTAAACGGTATAATAAAAAAGATTAACGCTATTACTAGAAGGGCTAATAAAATAGAAGATAGAAGAGTTTTTAACTCTTTATTTAGAGATTTAAATTTAGAAAGATATATATAATTTAACCTTAAAAAAACGGAACAAATGAGAAAATTAGACAAGTACAAGCAAAACTTAAGTATTCAAGGAAACCAAGTCTGGAGCTATACGACGCACGTAGCGACTATAGAAAACAACGATCTAATACAATTAGGTTATTGGTCACAAACGACGCAGAAGCACATCAATTATGTAGCGGATCAATTAGATTTAACTTTAATTAGATCGTAAATAACATAAACTAACATAAAGTAACATGAGAAAACATACAAGAGCAGCTAAATTAGGTAGACAGTTTAAAAAAGCACAAATTATATTTTTGATTTTATTCCCTACTTATTTTATAGTCAGAACATTAATCAGTATAATATTTGATATATGAGAACAGTTAAAATTACAGAAGCAGACAGTAATTATTTATATAGGCTTTTACAACTAGAGGCATATAATCAAACAGAAGACAAAAAAGAAATATTAGAAATCGCTAAATTATTTAAGATATGAGTTGGGACGACTATTTAAATCCACACGAGCAGCCAGAATACACTTGCTCACATTGCGAGAAGCCGATGCATGAAGATAGAACGTACTGCAGTAACGGTTGTTTCGAAGCAGACATGATGTAAGAATAACTTGGGAAAACTTACATCTAATAAGGGTGGTCAGAAATGGCTGCCTTTTTTTTAATTG